TCCTATAACTCGCGAACGACCGTTTTCATAGACTACTCGGTAGCAACGATAAGCGCGAAGGCCGTATTCCCGCTGAATCCGCAATGCCTCTTGTTCGGAGCGAGGCTCTTTCCCATCGGGGCATTGATTGGCCTTCATGAAGACCCACGCCTCGTTCATCGCTTTAACGATGGTGGGCTTTCCGCCTACGCCCTGCTTTTTGCTACGCTTGCGTTTTGTCGCCGCGCGCTTTTGACCTGACGTCATCGAACCGCTTGTCTTTGGCGTCTTACTTGAAACTTTGACGGATGGTCGACACTTCGGATAACCCTTTGAAGAAGTCTTGGCTTTGCTTCGGCCACATGGAGGATGCTTACCATCCTTACCTGTGCGCGAAACATCCACCCACTTCTCCTTGAACCAACGGTTCAAGTTCTTCTCAACCGTCATTTTTTCGCCCACGCATCACAAGTGTAGTCTTTGTTGCAAGTGAAATCATACCACTTGCAGTAGCCCGTTTGAGGGTCTTCTGTTGCTGAATCATCCCACGCTTTACAATTGCCACAGCACTTGCTACTTTCACAAGGGCGATAATTTGGCGCGTCTTTCTTTGCTTTCATCAAAGCCCACGCATCTTCAAGAGGAATCATTTCTTCTTCTTCCCTCCCTTCTTCTTGCGGAACTTACCGCGACAGTATTGAACAGCCCATCCATTCGCGTATGCTGATGGATACACCTTGAATTTGCGCTTCGCCGCCGCTTTACCTGCGGGACATAACTTCTTCTCAAGATAACCAAACGCCGCTTCTCCGCCTACACAGAATTCACAATCGCACGTCATTTTCAACCACCTCGACAAATAGGGCAGGGGTCGCCTTCAATTTGGCCCTTCCCTTGACAAGCGGGGCAGTTAGCATCACCGCTTGGTTGTTCAGTCATAAACCCTTGAAGAAATTGCATCATCTCGCGATTTTCGTCGGGCGTAAGAGGTGCGCGCAAGTTGGCAGGTTTTTGACAATGGTGATTATTCAAACCGTTTTCGCCGTAAAAATAGCGTTCGCATTTAGGACATTGCACTTTGCGACCGCCGCGCCCCTCATCTCCGAGAGGCATGTTTTTCAAAAAAAGCCACCAATCGCTCAATCTAACAACCCCGCCATTATGTCATCCAAGTCCACAATACGCTCACGGAACTCCGTTGTCGCCCAATGAGCCAACGCGAGAGCAATAGCAAAGTCGTCATGCCGACCGATGCTGTCAAGCCGTCCTTTCTTGCTCATACCGAACATCAGCAATTCACGTTCAAGTTCAGACGTGAGTGTACGAGAACGGTCGTCACCGTAAGGCAATCGTATTTGTTCATTCTCAAAACGCAACACCAACCCCATGAGTAGTGACTCGCGACGTTGCCGTGTGGATATGAATGTCTTAATTGGTAAGTCTGTATCCGCGCGTAGTTCTGTTGCGAAGACGCGTTGAAAGTTGTTGGCTTCAAGTTCGATGACGTCAGGATTGAATTTTGCATTCAAACGCTGTATCTCCATGATTTGCGTGCGGAAGTCCATGTTCTTACGACGAACCGCATGAACCATCTCAAGTAATTCAGGGTTGGTTGATGGACGTCGAAGAACGACCATCACGGTATAGTCAGCCGCGCGGTCTGATGAAATCGCGGGGTCCCAACCGATGAAGTATTGGTCGTCAGGGTCGCCTGTTTCACGTTCGATTAACCGAAGCGACGAATCTTTTGCCGCTTGAAGAACGGTGGATGGGAAGAGACTGCTAACGTCGTCCATTGGTTCACATAGATATTCACGCGCAAATGCAATCGCGGGCATATCGTTTCGACGTGCATCAAGTGATTCTAAATCCCATCGTTCAGGCCACAACGCCTCACCTTTGCTGTTGATGGCAGGGTAAGTTTCGACAAGATACCCTTCGCGACTTTCCAACTCCGTGTAAAGGTCGGTCGGTGTAAACGGTGTTCCGACAATCATCAACTTGGATGTGTGGTGAAGTGTAGGAACAAGGACTTCGTAAAACCACGAAGCGACGCGAGCGAGTTCTGTGTCGGTTGTTCCCCACAGAATGTCGTCGCATAGAATCAAGTCAGGGTGAATACCACGAATAGCACCACCAACCGACTTTGCGCTGATGTTTGAGCCGTTACTGAAACCAAAAAATGTCTTCGACCATGAGTCAGCCTTCTTCATTTTCGCGAGAAACGGCACACCATCAATCAAATCATTGAGTGTGCGCATGTGGTGAATGGACTGATGAAGACTGTGCGAAATCAAAACGGCTTTGGTCTTGGGATTGAATGCAGTCTTCCAAAGCATGTAGCCAAGAAACAACGTTGACTTACCGTGGTCACGCGCCGCTTTGACACAATATCGCTTTCGTGATTCAAGGTTGTTATACCACTGCTCATGATGCCACGACAATTGAAACCCAAGAATCTCTTCAAAGAAGAATTTGAAGTCGCGCTTCGCTACTTCAAAATCAATCTCTTCGATGGCTTCAAGGGATAACTGTTGCACGCGCCATCACCGAATGTTCAACCCTTTCAATAGCGCATCCCATGATGCTATGTGTTTATCGCTTGAGAACAACGCGAGAGGTGCGGCGGCAGGGTCATCATCATCACCACCACTCCCTGCTGAATCAGGGAACATAACCTGCGCTTGTTCACCACTCGTCGCTTCCTCAACCTTTTGTTTCGCGTCAGGATTGCCTTGTTCTGCTGATTGAACAGTCGCGTCAGCCTGTGCAGGTGACATACCGTGATAAGCGGCAACAGCCTGTGCCAACTTGGTCCTGTATCCCCTGCTACCTGTCGCGGATGTAATCGCTTCATAACTTTCGGGTTTGTCAAACAAACCAAGTGCTACTTCACGCGCTTTTTTGCGTGAAGTGCCGCCTGTATATCCTGCTGTATCGAGCATTTGGTCTGCGAATCGTCCGCGCTCATCATCTTCTTGAGACGCATCTCCGTCAAGTGTGAGGTCATACATTTCTTCATCTTGAGGTTGTTCATTCTCACCTTCGCCAAGTGTGAGGTCATACATTTCTTCATCTTTAGGAGGCTCGGCAGGTGCAGGTGTTGGATTGATAGCAGGTGGTGGTGGTGAGTCGGTATTGACCGACTCTTTTAGTCCTTCAGACGCGCTATCAATTTCTTGGTTGATTGCTTCAACAGTTCCTTCATTTGCATCTTGCTCGGCTTGTCGCGCTTCTTGCATTTGTTCAGGCGTCTGTTGCAATCCACGATTTTGTCGCGAAATGTCCAACGCTCTTCGGAATCTGTTTGGTCGCGGACCTTCTAACGAACTTTTCTTTTCAGCCAATTGTTGTCGCATCTCTTCTTCTTTTTGAGCCAATGGTGTTTGAGCAATCGCCACCAACTGACGGTGTCGCTCACCTGCGTCAGTTCCCGCTTCTCGACGAGCGCGCGCTCGTTGGTCTTCTAATCTATTCAAGTCACCTTGAAGAACGTCGCGTCGCATACCTGCCGCTTTGTCTTTGCGTGCTTGGTCTTTCGCTTGTCTTCTTCCTTCTCGGTAATTCCCCGCCACTCCCATGAAATCTCGCATACGCTCACTCGCGCCCGGAAATTTATCAGCCAAGAATCGCCCTGCCTGACCTGCTTTGTCACCGACAAACCGTCCTGCACCTGCGATGCCTCGACCCATACCTTTCACACCTTCGACTACACCTCGACCTGTTTGAGCGACAGCGCGACCTGCGGCTTGTCCGTATTGACCTGTTCGTGCTAAATTGCCAACGGTGCGTTGTCCTTGCTCAAGCGCGGCTTGTGAATCCAAAGCGCGTTGCGCACCGAGCAAACGTCGTGCGTCTCGCGCATTTCTAAAAGCGGTATTTGTATTACCAACAGTTCCCGAAATAGCAGGAACAAATCCTTGATTGACGCCGAAAGGTTGCTGTGGTTGCTGTGGTTGCGGAACATTCTTCCGAATGATGTCAGGATGTGAGTTGTCGCGCTCCGCGACAGCCTTGATGAGTGGCTCCCAAGTGTCGTCGTGTTGATTGAGCATAACGTAATTGACATCCGTGAGGTTGCCTCCTTTCGCGAAGATAAACTCCATTGTGCCTAAATCGACACCGTGTTCAATCATACTGCTGTTCCATTCAATTTCCCATGTTTCAACCATTGAGTGCGCCTCCACAAGACCGCTTGATAGCGCGAACCACGTCATGCGTCGTGTTAAAAGATTTCGCTATCACATTCCAATCTCCGAGCGACATAGCAATCGCGCGGACATCAAGACTCGACATACCTACATTTTCGCCCAACTGTTGCATATCATACGAATCCATAGGGTCGTATTTCTGCATCAATGAGCCACCTGCGTCATGCATTTGCACACGCTCCATAATCGTCGCGATGACACCCATTGGGTCATCGTTCGACTTCATTGAGAAAGATGGACCGAACCCACCAAACCCTCCAAATTCAGGCGGAGCAAATCCGCCGAATGGCACTTGGGCTGAACCGCCTTCGTCAGCCAACGGGTCAGCCGCGAGAGGTTTTTGCGTTTCGTTCTCGGACGGCATTGTGGTCAATGGCTCTTGAGGTGGGAGCAACGGCTCAACAGGTTGTTGTTCCGCGCCTATCGTTCCTCCACTCAAGTGCGACGGGAAGGAGTCGTGCAAATGGTCGTAGTTCGTATTGAATTTACCGCGCATATCATGATGTTCGTCAGCAAGACCGAGCGAATCCATGTCGATTTGTCTCGCTCTCGACGAAGCATATTCGACGTAATTATCACGCACATTCGGTCTTGTAAGTGGAGTGTCGCCAAGTTCGACGCCTGTTTCTTCTGCTGTCTTGAGCATAGCCATGATGTCGATTGCCGCATTCTTTTGGCCGCGTTCATCATCGCCAATAAGACGACCAAATTGTCCGACGTGTTTCGTGTAAAGTTGGTGAATATCGCGATTTTTGTCAATGCCGATTTGTTCTCGTATGTCTTTCATTATGGTGCGCAAACCTGTTGCACGTCCATCTTTACCTGTTCCTCCGCCATACAACAACTGATTGACGGGAGCGCGAGCCATCTCTCTCGCTGTGTTTTGGTCGTATCCCAACTCCATCAATTCATTCATGAAATCAGTCGACATACCGCCCTGCGTTGATGGATTGAAGAATGCATTCGGTAAAACAGACACGATGGACATAGGTGATATTTCACCATACGCGGCAGTTTGAGAGTGCAATTGTTTGTAATGCGAAGGGAATTTTGTGTTCTTCTTTGACGTTGGGTCAGCCTCATTTGACGTGTATCGTCGCGTTACTCCACTTGTAATTTGTTGAGGTTCGATAACGTTCTGTCTTGCACCCAAACGTGTATCTATACCGCGCTTCTTTACTTCATCTTGGAACTCTTTGGAAAAATGAAATGCCGCTGACTCAAGATGCACACCAAGCGTTGGGTGCGCTTTGTTGTTCGCGTGGTTGTTGATTAACTTCCCATCTTCTGTTCTTGTTCTTCGTTGTGCTGTCGGCACACGCTTGTGTTCGTGCGAACCGTAGTGATTGTTCATGTATTCAGGATGGAGACGACCATCTTCTCCGAACGGAATTGGGACGGTGTGAAAGTCGTCGTTGTTGTCGCGTTTGATTTTGTTGAATCGCATCGCGGAAGCATTCATGATTTCTTTCGCCATACTCAAAGCGTTGGATTCTGTTGTCGGCTTTCGCCTGACGCCGTTTTCATCAATGTATCCTCCCTTCATGATTTCATTGGCTAAAATCATCGCGCTTTTCTCCATAGGGAATTGACGCATGTGCGCAGGTATCTCCTTGAAAGGCTTACCTGTTATCGAATTGATGTAAAAATGTGATTCGTTTTCGTGGTCAGAATCTTCAGGTGGGAACGACATAGGGTGCATGACCCCATCTTCGTCCATGTAGTAAACGCCTTTTCCTTTGAGGATGATGTCGCTCAACCTATTCCACCTCTCCTGACATACAAGTCGTATGCGTGTGCGCCCCATCGCGTCGCATCGTCATCAGGGTCGGTCTCGGTTGGACCTGTTGGATTTGATGTCTCCCCACCTGACGAATTCGGTGTGGACGTTTTATCTTCTTTATGCATCATGCGTCGCAACAAACGATTCAATTTGTCCATCAACGTTCGATATTCAATCCTATCGCGAGGTGATATACCTACCTTGACTTTCTGTGCGCGTCCTTTCATGAATTCTTCGGAAGCGAGAATCGAATCCGCACCACCCGCAAGTGAAGTTGCTTCTGTCATTTCTTGACCCATTGGTGTTGGTGCTGTGCGCGGTTGCCGAGTTGCTTTGCTGTGCAACTTCTTACGACCGCGACCGCGAGGTGGTTTTGTCAATCGAGACATCGGAGACATCGTTGGGATAGGCGGTGTAATGTCCTGCGTTGGTTGTGTTTGTCGAATTTGTTGTCGTGCCGCTTCCGCTTCGCGTTGTCGTGGGTCAGGATATGCTTGTTTAGCACGCGAACGGCCTGTCGCACCACCGACACGGATAAATCGGGTTGGCTGACGGTATGTGTATCCTGTTCCAAACGAAGCATACGGAGCGCGAGCGGCAGAAAGGGCTGACATACTCCCCATCTGTCGAACGTTTCCTGCTTTGAGCGGAATACCGCTTCCTTTTCTTCGCCTTCGACGCTTGAGTGATTCGACGGTGACGTTTTTCCTCGCTTTACGCTTCTTACCTGTTTTCGCTCTCGCTCTTGCTCGTATTGTTGAAATCGTCGTTGTCTTCTGTGGTTTTTCGTCGTCGTATTTTGGCTTGTCGCGTTTTTTGCGAATCATTTCAAACGCGTCGTCGATGTAATCCGTCGTCGAGAGCATGATGTTCGCACCGAGACCACTCGCGTTCGGATTCGCACCGTCGATAGCCTCGCTTTGTCCGACCTGTCCTGTCATTTGACCAAGTTCAGCCTGTTGCTTCATATCGCTGTCTTCTTCATCGTCAGGATTCTTTTGAGGAATCTTAATTTTCATATGTTGAAGACCTTGCAATTTGCGTGCGCGCTTATCTTGTTCTTCACGCTTCTTTGCATCGTGAAGTGCGCGCTCTTCGGAGTCTTCGCGACCAACCGATGAATCTTCTTGCAATTCTTCCGCGCTTTGACGCGGATTGAATCGAAAACCTGCGGTGCTTCCTGTTCCCGCAGTTCCAACCACTATTCGTCACCGCCCATCAATTTGTTACGAAGGCGCGCCCATACTTCAGGGCTTTCTTTCGCCAATTCAACTTTGAGGATGTTGATGGTTTGAGCGTTCATGGTTTCGTTCGTGCTTCCTGCCGCACGTTCTTGGACGCGCACGATGTCTTTCACCGTCTCACGCACTTCTTTGTGTAACGAAACAATGTTACGAACGTATTGAGGGTCGTTGCGGTCAGCATCGTCAAGAAAGTGACCTAATTCACCGTTGATTCGTGCTAAATTGTTACGCAAAGACTCCATCTCCTGCCCTGCTTCAACGATGATGAGGTCAGCCGCACCTTTTTGCACAACAGGCTTGAGGTGGTGTTTAAGATGATGATATACGTTTGATTCAGGAATTTGGAGGTCGTCAGCGATTTGTTGGGTTGTCATTGATAAGTTGAAATACGCTTGCTCAAGGTTTTCGCGCTTTGGAGAAGTGCAAAAACCGCATTGACTGTTGCTCGCCATGTGATACTCGCCCATATGGTTACGAAAATGACGGTCAGCCGTTCCTTCACGCCATCCCATATCACTATCCATATCTTTCGCGGTCATCATTCCGCTCTTCATCATCTCTTCCAAAGAGTCGCGACCCTCGTCCTGACAGAATTTGCAAGAAGCACGCGATATACGCTCCGCCATAGCAAAGACCAAGTAGCCGTATCAAATGAGTGTTTCTATGCGAGAGAGGCTTCGTCGTTCACCTAAAATAGCAGGTGTTCCGCTTTCAAAGAATACAGCAAAGAGTCTTTCTCGCGCCGCTATGGATATTATCAAAAACAACAAGGCTGACCTCACAGAACGAGAGCGTCGTTACAATATATGCCAACAATGCCCTGAACGGCGACACGACCGATGCGGATTGTGTGGTTGTTTTATCAAAACAAAGACGATACTGCTCAACAGCGAATGCCCTATTGGTAAATGGTCAACCTTGTTGTCCGAGTCGTCGGTAAATCATTCCCGTCGCGCTGAACGAGACGAATAGTGCGCCGATAACCCAACTTAAGTCGGTTGAAGTCATTTGTGGTCCTGAAAAGACCAAGATAAGAAAGCAACCAAGCGTCAATGTGATAAGTTGAACCATAATCATGTCAACAATAACTGATTTGCGCAAATTTGTCATATCGCTGATGGTCGTGTATAGCGAAGAGATGTCCATATCATCGACCTCCTGCCATTCCGCGCATGAACGAACCGATGCCACCACCAACGTTCTGTAACATGCCGGGGTCCGCGAGAGCGTTATCCAACATACCTTGTAACGAACTTTGGTTTGCGATTTGCACCATTTGTTGGAATTGCATGTTTGTTTGTTGAACATTGTTGGATGCTTGATTGAGTATTTGCGTTTGCGCCATCGTGACGCTATCAGCAGTCGGTAATCCCTGCACACCGCTAAAATCGAACGTATATCCGTTGTCCTTTTCGACCAATTTCGCGTTTGATAGCATTGTGTGGACAGAAACAGCAACAAGACTGCTCAAAAGCGAGATAAGCATGTTCATATTTGCGCCGTTGTTGTCCGATAACCACTTGTCGATGAGAGGATTGCTTGTTATCATCGCGGACAAAATATCCATTTCTGACGGTGGTGGAGGTGGCGCATAGGGGTTGTATCCCCCATTTTGCGTTCCATTCGTGATTTGATACGGAACTTGTTGCTGTCCGCTCGGTAATCCGAGATTCAACGCGCCATTTTGTTGTTGCGCGGGTTGGTTATTGTTGCTAAAAGGCCACACCATGATACAACCTCACGCTACACCATCATTTGATTCTGTCGGTAAAGGAAGAGGGGCGGTTTGTTGCTGTGCTTGATGTATCGCGAGCGCATCAAACAACAACCGCGCATTGTTCCCTGCTTGAAATTGACGCATATCAAACACAATCATCACTAAATCATTCATTCCTGTCGCGGTATTGGTTAAATGTGTGACAGGAATGTTATCTTGTTTGAGCATTTGAAAGAATGGCTCATATTTAGCGAGTATTGGAGGTGTGTTGTCCTTCTTTTTGATGCTACTGATTGGCACAGCAACGGTCGAAACACCCTTTTTCAACTTCGCTTTAAGCGTCCCACCGCTCGCTTCCTCTTCTTTCTCGTCTTCTTTCTCCCATTTCGTCAACAAATGATACAAATGAAGGTGTTCAGGGCAGTATGTTGCGCGCAATTTACGCCCACTTGTGACTTTTTCGCGTGCTACAAAGGCTTCAACCTCGCCTGTTACAGGGTTTTTGAAGTACAAATCCCACAACGTTTGACCTGTTTCTTCGTCTCCAACCTGCTCGTAAATGTTCCCTGCATGTCGTAAAAGGTGTTCAACATCGCATCCGTCAACGCAACATCGCATTGTGTTGGTATT